TCATCCCCGCCGACACCACGAACAAGCAGACCACGGTCACCGCTCCGAATGTCGGAGGCGGCCGGCCTGTCGTGCGGATCAACACCGACGCTGCGGTCTACGTCGCCGTCGGTGCGTTCCCCTCCGCCAAGAACTCTGCCGCCCGGTTCTGGCTCCGCGCCAACACCGAGATCGTCATCGCCTGCAACCCGGGCGACAAGGCGGCTGTCTCCACCACGTAATTCGGCGCCTAGCGCCGACCCCGTTGTCTGCCAGCGTATTCGGCAATCCTCCAGCCAACGGGAGACGTCGAGCATGAGTTCGCTCATTCAGGTGATGTTTGGCCAAGCCAGTCGCGACCGCGTCCCGCGTCTCGACCTCCGACGACATTGTCGTCACGGCTGGCCGAGTAGGGCCTGATACCAATCCCGTCCGTGTAAGCGTAGGCGGGCGGGGCTTAAGTGCTTCGCCCGCTTCATTTTCACGTGAGGCAAACCGTGAAACATCGCAAACGCGCGCCGAAGCCGCTCACCGCCGAAGACTTGCGGGAGCAGCTTTTCTATCACCATGAGACGGGGCTGTTCTTCTGGCGGCACGGTTCGGAGAAACGCCGATCGACGCCGATCTCTACCCGCGACAATAGGGGCTACGTCAAAGTACGGGTCAATGGCCGCCTCTATTCGGCCCACCGCCTAGCGTGGCTCTACATGACTGGCAAGTGGCCCCTCTACCAGATCGACCACATAGACCTCGACAAGGGCAACAATGCTTGGTCGAACCTAAGAAAAGCTACTGGTAGCCAGAACCAGTACAATCGTCCTAGGACCCGTCGCAATAAGACAGGTTTCAAGGGCGTCCACTTCGCAGCAAACGGGTATGTCGCTGCGATCAGATACGACGGCAAGCAGTACACCCTTGGCACGTTCGCGACCGCGGAAGAGGCTTTTGCCGTCTACTGCGAGGCGGCTCGCAAGCATCACAAATCTTACGCGCGGACCACCTGAACCATGCTCGACAAGGTCAACGGCGAGCGCCTCGACGGGCTCGGCGACAACTACGTCATCGTCCCCTGGCGCAAGTGGGCTGACACCAACATCGGTGAGGCGGCAATCACTGAAGCCCGCCGTCGGTTTCAGAACTCGGGCGCCATGCTTCCGATCATCATCACCGAGGACGACATTCTCGTGCAGGAGTACCCGCTGACCGGCCAGTTGTTGATATTGGTCGCGAGATGGATTGCGGGAAAGCCGGTCTTCAGTCCTTGGGTCTGCAAATTCCCGCCCGAGACCATCGCCGAGCTTCGCGTCGCCGGCCGGTGGATGCACTCAGGCACGGTCAACTGAGGAACCCTCATGTCATTCGATCTGAAAGCCGCCACGCCGGACACCTCGATCGCGGCGGGCGCTTACCTGTTTGGCGCCGACTCTATGATTGCCACGAACCCAAGCGTCTATCCCGTCGCCACCGTGTTCGCGTATCTGCGCACCCTTTCGGGGACGTGGTCCGACGTCCAGGCGATTTCGGTGAACTCGGCGAGCCCGGCTCTCAAGCTGACGCAGACAGGCGCCGGCGACGTGCTTCTGGTTGAGGATGAGGCCAGCACCGACACGACTCCTTTCGCAGTCGATGCCGCTGGCAACCTCCGTCTTGGCACCCAGACGGCCGACCGCAAGCTCCACGTCGAGGAGGATGACGCCACGAACACGGGCGTCACCTACCTCGCCCGGTTCTGCCACACCACGTCGGGCACCCCCGGCAATGGGATCGGCGTCGGCCTTGAGTTTGAAATCGAGACGTCTGCCGCAAACACCGAGATCGGCGGCACGCTGGAGTTCGTCACGACTGACGTCACGGGCGCGTCCGAGGACATCGACCTGGTCGTCAAGCTGATGGCGGGGGGGGCTGCGGCGGCCGAGGCGCTTCGGGTCAAGCTGGGCACCCCGGCCCTGCACCTCGCCGGCACGAAGGTCGTCGGGGCTCGGGTCACGGGATGGACGGCAGCCACGGGCACCGCCACCCGCACGACCTACGCCACCTATGCGGGCCAGACGGTTTCTGTCGGCTACACGCAGGCGGAGGTTCAGGCCATCGACAACCACGTCAAGGTTCTCTCGGAGAGATTGAAGGCCGTCATCGACGATCTGATCGCTCACGGACTCATCGGGACATGACCATGAGCACCATCGACCGGAAACTCGCCGAGCACCTCGGTCACCTGATCCTCGAGAACATCAAACTCCAGGCGTTGATCGAGGAACTGAGAAAGAAGATGGCCGCCTACGAAGCGGCCACCGCCCCGAAAGAAGGCGAAGGCTGATGGCCTTCATCCTCGGCAACGTCCCGTTCTTCGAGTGCTTCGTCCGCGCCGAGTACACCCGCAACCAACAGGACCGGCACGGGGAGTTCTACCCGGCCGTCGCCCACGCGGTGCGCTGCGTCCGCGGGCAAAGCCTCATGTTCCAAGTGATCTTCACCGAGAAGCACGGCGGCGCCAGCTACACGCTGCCCATTGAGGCGCTGACGTGGAAACCCTGCGACCGTCCGGCGGACATGACCTATGTTCAGCCTTGGGATTGCTTCTCGTCCACGTTCGGCGTGACGGAACTGGAGTTCGTGGCGCGCGGCGCGGTGGACGTTCTCCCTGGTCGCATCAAGGGGCAGTACCGCTTCACGATCGACTGGACCGGCTCCGACCTCGCCGACCACTTTGAGCAGCACAAGCATCTGCACGTGGTGTTCATGGATGGCGGACTCATCGGTGCCTTCCCGAACAACCGCATCTTGTGGAGCGATCCGGCGTTCTGGGTCACCACGACCGAGCGCCCCGACTTCCAATCTCTGGCCGGAGAGTACCGCGCCGAGGGGAACCAACACGTATTCCGAGATCCGGCCCAAAAGCCGGCGACGGTCGGCGGAACTGGATCCTGCGACAGACCCCTCCGCGTGGATACTCCCGCCGACCGTCAACCAGACGCAACCCCCAGCCAAGGGGCAATCCTCCAATGATAATGGCTTTCTTGGAAGTAATCAACGACCCTCGTTCCTACGCGATGACGTACCGGAAAGGCGAGTTCCACGTCGCTTCCATCGAAGACCTGAAGGCCCGCGGCGCCAGGATTATCGGGCTTCCAACCGTGGAAGTCGATGGAACTCCGGAGCCGGAGCATGAAACCCACACCGCCAAGGTGGAACCCAATGCGGAACGCTGACGAAACTGCCAAGCGCATCGCGAAAGCCGTCATGGATCGGATCGAACTCGAGCGCGCCATCCACCTGTCCTCCATCGAGGATGAGGTGCGGAAGTGCCTTGCTGTCATCACGCACACGGTGCGCCACGACCCGGCATGTCTCATGCGTGAGCAGGCCGTCAGCTACGCCGAAGAAGTGAACCGACTGATCGAGGGCATGGGCAAGGCTCGATCACTCGGCTTCGACACGAAGCCGCGCAGTCCGAGCGGGTTCTTCCCGCCGGCGCCGCGCTGCCCCGGCGACCTCCCGCAGACGGACGGCTGAACACACGATGGCCCGCAAGCCAACACGCAAGACCGCTCCGAAAAAAAAGACCGGAGCCATCCCGCGTGTGAAGAAGCCTGCACCTCCGCACGTCAAGGCCGCCGCCGATCGCGCCGAGGCTCGCGCCAAGGGTAAACCGATCCCGGAGCCAAAGGACGTCCCGATCTCGCCCGAGAGCAAGGCGAAGATCGACCCGCCGGTCGAGCGCGCCGCAGATACGGCATCTCCGAGGATGGGGCGGCCATCGAAGTATTCAGACGAGGTTGCAGAGGAGATCTGCGACTGGCTGGCAAACGGTGGTTCAATGACGGGTTACTGCCGTCAGCCCGGCAAGCCGAACCCGTCCACCATCTATCGGTGGCTCCTGACGCATGCTGACTTTTGCAAGATGTACGAGCGTGCGCGCGGGGACCAAGCCGACACTCACGCCGACGAGATTGTCTACATCGCTGATACGGAAGAGGACAGCAACCGCGCTCGCGTTCGCATCGACGCGCGCAAGTGGGTCGCAGCGAAGTTGAAGCCTCGCAAGTACGGCGATCTCACAAAGGTCGAGCACACGGGGGCGGACGGTGGCCCTGTGGATGTGAAGGTGTCGGACTTGGAAATGGCCCGCCGCGTTGCGTATATGCTTGGTCGAGCCACAGCAAAGACGCCGACGCGGGAGACGACTTGATGGCGATGCCACGCAAAGACATCACGGGGCAGATGTTCAATCGACTGACCGTCGTGTCGTTCTCGCACACGGATCGCGAGTCGCACTGGCATTGCCGCTGCGACTGCGGAACAATGACGGTAGTGCGCGGCGGTCGCCTTCGGTCTGGTGAAACGGAATCTTGCGGTTGCGTCGCAATTGAGCGTCGTCCGCGCATTCACGGTATGACCGATACCCGCACTTACCGGATTTATCGCGGCATGACGGCGCGCACCTCGGACCCAACGGTCAAGGATTGGCCGCGGTATGGCGGCCGAGGGATCAAGAAAGATCCGCGGTGGTCTACATTCGCGGCGTTCCTGGCCGACATGGGTGCGTGCCCGGGGCCGGACTACACTCTGGACCGCATCGACAACGACGGCGACTACTCGCCCGAGAATTGTCGCTGGGCGACATGGAAGCAGCAGGCCCGCAACAAGCGGCGACAGCGCTGGGTGGAATATCGTGGTCGCCGCATGCCGCTAAGTGAGGCGTGCGAACTGGCGGGGGCTGGCGTCGACTGGCACAAAGCGCGCAATCGCATCCGCATGGGCTGGCCGCTTGAACGAGCGGTAGAGTTCGCAGGCGATGGCCGGACTACTTGACGACATTCTCGCGCGCCTGACGGCGCTTCCTGAGAATGAGCGGAAGGTTGTCGAGTCGCTTGCCTACGATGCCACCAAGGGCATGCTCTGGGTGCCGAACCCTGGGCCGCAGTCCATGGCTCGAGAGAGTGAGGCGGACGAGTTGTTTCTGGGCGGGAGCGCCGGAGGCGGGAAAAGTAGTTTCGCTGTCGGTCTCGCCATCAACGATCACGACCGCTCCATCATCTTTCGGCGCGAGTATCCGCAGATCAAGGCGCTGGAGGACGAGGCGGCGCGTATCCTCGGGACGCGCGACGGGTACAACGCGCAGACGAAAGTGTGGCGCATCCCCGGCACGGGGAAGGTTCTGGAGTTCGGTTCGTGTCCGCACGAAACCGATGTTGAGCGCTACCAGGGCCGGCCGCACGATTATCTTGCCTTCGATGAACTGCCGCACTTCAGTCGATCTCAGTACCGATTTCTGATTGGCTGGAACCGGACGACAAGGCCGGGACAGCGCTGCCGCGTGGTGGCGACGGGAAACCCGCCGACGAACGCGGACCAACTTTGGGTCATCGACTACTGGGCGCCTTGGCTCAACCGCAACCATCCTGACCCGGCTCTGCCGGGGGAACTCCGGTGGCCAGTTCGGCGGACAGACGAGTCCGAAGAGGGTGACGAGATCTTTTTCCGGTCGGCAGAGGAGGCGATCGAGCACCTCAAGTCACTCGGCAATCCGCCGCGCGACCACACTGGCAAGATACTCGCGCCTCGGTCACGGACGTTCATCCCGGCTCGTCTTGAGGACAACCCGGATCTGATGCGGACGGGCTACGCAGCGGTTCTGGACGCGATGCCGCCGGAACTTCGCCGTCGCATGCGTGACGGTGAGTTCGTTGCAGAGTTCGCAGACGATGAGTTTCAGGTCATTCCGACCGACTGGATTGTCGAAGCCCAGCGACGTTGGTCTCCGGAGCGCCCGCGCAACGTCGAGATGACAGCGATGGGCGTCGACGTGGCCCAAGGCGGCGCGGATCGCACCATTCTGGCGCCACGATACGGCGACTGGTTTGCACCACTGGTAATCAAGCCAGGTCGCGAGACGCCGGACGGCCCGACTGCTGCGTCTCTGGTGGTCATGCACCTCCGCGATGCCGCCATGGTCAACATCGACCTCGGCGGCGGATGGGGCGGGAGCTGCTACGACTTCCTCAAGTCGAACGACATGGTCTCCATGACGGGCATCGTTCCGGGCGGGGCCTCGGCGGGGAAGACGATCGACGGTCGGCTCACGTTCAAGAACATCCGCGCCGAGATGTGGTGGCGGTTCCGCGAGGCGCTTGATCCTCAGTCGGAGCACAAGATCGAGCTGCCGCCGGATCCGGAGATCAGAGCGGAACTCGCCTCGCCGAAGTGGAAACTCACCTCGGGCAACGCGATCCAGCTTGAGGAGAAGGCGGACATCAAGAAACGGCTCGGTCGGTCTCCCGACAAGGGCGACGCAATCGTGATGTCGTGGTGGACTGGGTCGAACAAGAAACGCAAGTCACTCATGGCGCGGCGGTCTTCGTTTGATCTCCCCACCATGGCGAACCTCGGCGGTCGCCAACTGCACAGCCAGCGGTACGGATCCAAGCAGCCAGTTCAGGCCACGACGTGGCGGGACGAGCAAGGATAGGAGCGTAGAGCATCATGGGTAACTCTGGCGGGGTCGCAGTACCCCAACAGCCGCCGCCGCAGCCGGCGCCGATCAAGGACGACATCGCCACCAAACAGCAGGCGGCCGAACTCGTTGCGCAGCGCGCCGGTACGGCCTCGCGCATCGGCAACGACCTCGAGCAGGAGACCGCGAACAAGGCCGACGCCGTCACCCGCTCGCAGATCGGCAAGGCCGACAACTTCGCCCCGCAGGCGCAGCCCCGTGGTCCCGCTGGCGGTCAGCGCGTCCGTGGCCCGCGCCCGGGCGGCATCGCAACGTCAGCAGTCCTCACAGGCTAAGGAGTACGGACTATGGGTGGAAAGAGCGCACCTCCGCAACCGGCTCCCGAGCCCGTGAAGCCGCCGCCGACTCCCGATCCGAAGGCGGTCGAAACCCCCACGGCTCCCGGCGAAGCGACGCAGAGCTACGCGGCGCAGTCGGAAGCGCAGCGTCAGCAGGACCAAGAGAAGAAGGGACTCGGCTCCACGCAGCAGAAGCGTCCGCGTGTCGGTCGCGACCCCGCATCGGCCATCGTCAACACGGGCGGCAGCATGGGCTCCGCCGCCGTCATCACCGGCTAACCCCAGAGGAGAGTAGATCATGGGCGGAAAATCCAAGGGCAGTCCCGCGCCGGTCGCGGCACCGACCCCGCAGGTCGAGACGCCGAGCACCGACCTCGCCGAACTGGCGGCCCGTCGCGCGCTCGACGCCAAGAACGGCGCGGTGACGGCGACCACCACCGAGACCGAAGAGGACAAGAAAAAGATGGGCGCCGCTGCCCCCATGCAGCAGCCGCGCACGAAGCGGATGAAAGACCCCGCCTCGACCATGACCACCCAGTCGGGCGGCATGGGTTCCGCCGCCGTCCTGACGGGCTGACCGCCATGGGTGGAGGAGGTGGACAGCAGCAGTCCTCGCAGATCCCGCCGCCGCCAACGCCCGCGATCAAGATTGATCCGGTGACGTCCGGCGCGGAAGCGGCACTGGCCGGGGCCGCGAAGGACTCCTACGCCGCACGGACGGAGTCCGAGGAACAGAAGGCGGAGCGCGAGAAGAAAGGTCAGCCGACCACGACCCTCGCCACGCCGGCCGTCCAGACCGAGGGCCGTCGTCGCCCGGCCCGCACGCCCGCCAGCACCATGACCGCGGCCCAGAACATGGGCCAGTCGGCGGTCCTCACGGGTTGAGAGAGTAGATCATGGACAGCAACGGCGCCGAGCTTGTCGCCCTCGGCGACCGACTGTTCTCGAAGAAAGCGCAGTTGGACGAACTGCACCAGACGATCGCGGAACTCTGCTACCCGGAGCGCGCGAATTTCACGGTCTCTCGCATCGAGGGCGACGAGTACGTCCGCAACCTCTACGACTCCGGCCCCGCTCAGATGCGCCGGGACCTCGCCGGCGCGATCGGTGCAATCCTCCGGCCGCGGGGGAAGGAGTGGTTCCGTCCGACTCCGGCCGACGAGTGGCGGCGCACCGACCGGGGCATGGCGTGGTGCGACTTCGCCCGGGACGTCATGCGCCGGATTCTGTATTCGGATCGGTCGCGCTTCCAGAAGGTGATGGCCGACACGGACGACGATTTCGTGACTTTCGGCAACGCCATCCCGATCTTGACCGAGAACCCCGAGCGATCGGGGTTTTTGTTTGAGATGACGCATCTCAGGGACAACGCCTGGACCGTCTCCCGGTTCGGGGAGGTGGACGTCAACCACCGCAAACTCAAGATGACGCTGCGTGCCGTCGTCCAGCGCTGGGGCGAGAAGGCGCTGACGCCGACGCAGTTGAAAACGCTCGAGAAGGCGCCCTACGAAGAGATCGAGATCCGGCACGTCTGCATGCCGGTGAAGGACTTCGATCCCTACCGTCCGCGCAAGAAGTGGGGCGGCAAGCCGTGGGCGTCGATCTACCTCAACCCCGAGGGTCGGCACACGATCCACGAAGGCGGCTACTGGGAGTTCCCGTATCTCCACCGCCGCTGGCGCGTGCCGGACGACAGTTGCTACGGGTACTCGCCGGCCGCTGTCCTTGGTCTGGTCGACGGTCGCGTGCTCCAGTCGCAGAGCCGGGTGATCCTCGACGCGGGCGAACTCGCCGTCGCGCCGCCGCTGCTTGCGAAGCGCGACGCGGTGCTCGGCGGTATCCAGAACTACGCCGGCGCCGTCACGTGGCTCGACACCGAGTTCGATGAGCGATTCGGCGAGGCGGTTCGTCCCCTGGAGACCGGCGGCGACGTCCGCTTGGGCCTCGAGATGAAGATGGACACCCGCCAGATCCTCCAGGCGGCGTGGTACCTCAACAAGCTCTCTTTGCCGTCCGACAAGGAAATGACGGCCTACGAAGCGTCGGAACGGATCGCCGAGTACGTGCGGTCGGCCGGCCCGATCTTCGAACCCTTTGAGGCGGACAACTCCCGCATCCTCGACGCGCTGTTCTCGGCGGCGCTCCGCATCGGTCATTTCGGTCCGTTGGAAACC